GCATCCCGGTTGGCGTCAACCTCTGACCGGGTACAATCAGCAATGAAATTTTCCAAACTCTTATATAAGTCGTTTAATTCCTTTGCCGTCATTGCGTGCAATTCGTCTTTATCCATTTTTGCAAACTCTTTTAAGCGTTTCTAAATCCCGGCGTTTGGGTTCGTCGGCGTTCTTTGTCGCATCAATCAACGGCATATCATTTGTTTTTGCCGTCCATTGTTTCCCGGTAACGGGGGACGTGTAGGTTACTTTGTAATGTCCGTACCCGGCAAATTCAAACCGGAAATCGCTAATTGTTGTTTTCGCTCTCATATCTTTTAATTTTAGAGTTACCGGGAAAACGCCCGGTCGTGTTATTATCATGCCGCAAATATACGTATAGTTTTTATATTACCAAAACTTTTATCTTTTATTTTCGGCTATTTTTTTATTTTCCGCAATAATCGCCCCAAAATAACGCATTTACCCACGCCGTCAAACTCAACTAACATATTGCCGTTGCGCCCTCTTATACATTTACCATCAGAACGACGAACCGCCCGGCACGGCATACGTCGCAATTCCGGGCGGGTCAATCGGTCGCCTAAATAGATATAATCCATTTCGTCCATATCAAAACAATTTCATTTGTGTATCGGTCAATACAGCAACGACCGCATCAACTTTGCGTTCCCAACTTTCCAACGTTGCCAATTTTTCCGGGGTTGGGTTCCGTTGGCAACGTCGTTGGTTGTGCCGCATCTGTTTTACCATTTCCGCCAAATCTTTTGCCGTTATTTTTTCGGGATTTTCGATTTGCGGGGCTTTTGTTTCGTCTGCCATATAAGCAACCATTTGAATAATTAAACGTCCCTACGGGCTTAAAATAAACGGTTGTGCATTTGTTGGGGCAAATTTTCCAAAACCCAACGGGGGTTGTTTTGTAAAATGAACCGTCCAAAGTGCATTATTAACGTTGCGTCCGCATTCCACAACGCCGGGGTAATTTCCGGGTATAATTTCCCGGCAATATCCCGGAACCGTCGTTTGCGGTCTGCCTTTTCCTCCTTTTTCCCTTTTACTTTGATACGCAATTTAAGGTCGTTTTGCCACTTCATAGCATTAACCAAAACAAATGGTATTTCGGCGACGGTTATAATAGCTTTCAAATGCTCAAAGTTTTGCAACATCTTTTGAATGCGGTACAACTTACCCATGTTTGCCCCGGCATCCCCAACCGTTACGTCGTCCGGGCGAACGCTCAATTTTTCCAAAAAGACAATCGGCGTGCTAATCTCTTTGTAGTAATTGAGAAAATCCCGTATCTCGTTAATGTCTTTAGGCATCTTTATTGCCGTTGCGTTATGGTTGGGTCGCCAAACCACGATACCCCCGGCGGCTCCGGGGTCAATTCCAATAATGCAATCTATTTTCATTTTTCAAATTTCAAATAATGGTAAATATAAATTTCGTCCTTAATCATTCGGTCGAAAGTCCGTTTAATTTCTTTACGCCGGGCAACCTCAAAGGCTGTATAATCAATTTCCGGGCTTTGGGTTCCTTGTTTACGAACGTGGTAAACCGTAAATTCATTAACTAACCCACGGGCGGCACGTGCCAAAAATCGGTTATATGCTTCTTTCCGGTCGTCCTCGGTTTCTTTCACTTCATCCGCTAACCGAACGCCCAACAACCAATTATAAACAAACATTTCGTCGGTTAATCCAAACACTAAACGCCCGGTATATTTATAGCGCAAAAAACACATTAAACAAGTCATAACCGATTGATTGCGATAATACCGGATTTGCTCCGGGCTTAACTCCTTTTTCGGTTCCGGTAACGCTGTATATGCTTTGCCGATAACTTGGTTTTGTTTCCGGCAATATGCGTTCAATACCTTTGCGAAATAATCGGCGTTGAATTGTTGGTAATGTTTCCGTTCTGCGTTCCCGTCCCTATCCTTTGGCAAATAGTCGTCCAATTCCCCCGTAATCAGCAATTCAAACGCTAATTTAACCTCGGACAATGTTAATTGCGAATAATAGCGTTTTAGTAAATCCAACAACCGGGTACAAATATACGTCCAATCGTCCCGGTTTTCCGTGGGAATGATAAACCCCACGTCCATTGCGATAAACCGGAACATTTGCCCGGTTTTGGCAATCAACGTTTCGTCGTCAATCTCGGCAATCTGTTTTTTTGTGGACGCCACGAAAATATACTTTTCAACCGGGGTTAATGCTTTGGCAACCTCCGGTAACTCAACCATCGCCCGGCGAACGTCAATTGCTTTTGCCGTTCCGCTATAAAGCAAAACGGCGGCGGATTGTCGTTTTTCGGGCAACGTTTGTGGCAATCTGTTTGTCTTTTCGGGTAATGCTTCCATGTTAATAATCATCTTTCAAATACTCAATAGCCCCGGCAACGTTCAATCTGTGCGTTGGGGCTTTGTATTCGGGTTTCAAATGCAACTTTTTCTTTTCGACGTCCCCCCGTATGAAATTGCGGACGGTCGCCAACCAACCGTTTTTAGTTCGCTTCATATTCTTTTGGTCGCTCCAATCGCTAACCGAATGAAAGTAATAAACCAAATCGACCTTTTCAAATTCCGGGGTCGCAAACTTACTTTCAAACTCGGAATAATCCACGCCAACGCCGTTTTCAAATTTAACCATTTTGTAAACGTCGGAATTGCGGAATAACGTTTTTTTCTCCTTTGGTTCCTCAACCTTTGGTTCGTCGGGGAACAAAGACGCAAAAGCATTTTGCGGCGTATTACTTGGATTAGTATTTAGTGTATTTGAGTCTTTAGTAAGATTAGTATTTATTAATGTCGGCTTTCCCGTATCGGGTTTTTCCGTTTCGGGATTTACCGCAACCGGATTTTCCGTTTGTGGCGCATCCATAAACGGGTTTTCCGTTTGTGGTTCAAACTCTTTAATATCGCTAACCTCGTAATCACACCCGACGAACGTTCCGCCGTCGCCACGAACTTTGCAACGTTGGCAATATCCGTTCGTTATCAATTCACGTAATCCGGCGGCGGTTGCGTCCCGTCCGTCCTTTGACCTATTTTTTAAATCGGACAAATTCAATTGCCAATCCGGGGGTAAACTCATAATATACGTTATCAATCCCTTTGCTTTCCAACTCAAATTTACGTCCTGTAAATATTCGTTGCGGACGGTCGTAAAATTACCCGTCCTTTTGGTTCGTCTGATAGTATCCGCCATTATTCGCCGCCCTCCAATTTTTTAACGGGTTCCCATGCTTTACGTACTTTCAAAACATTGTCTGCACTCTCATTGGGAACCAACGACACGACGGGAAAACGGGAACGGTCGCCCGGCTTTTGGGTCGTGGCAAATTGTACATTCAAATCAAAGATAATGCCTTTGCAAAATCCCCGTTCCGCTAACATACCGTCGAACGTTTCCCGTATTTGCGGGATTGTGGACGCCGTTCCCTTTGTTGCGAATTGCCAAACCCCGGCAACCCCACGAACCAAAGGAACAATAAAGTTTAGCGTTAATGTTACCTCCCAACCGTCGCAATCCGGTTGGCGGCTCTTTTTATTCGGGTAACGCTTCGTTATTGACTGCATTAAGTTTGGGTATTTCTCCGTTGTCAACGTTTCGTATTTCTTTCCGTCCCATACTTGGAATGCGTCGCCATCGCCCGCCGCAATCAATCGCCCGTCGTCGTCCCGGTATTCGTAACGCTCGTTACATACTTTTGCCGGGTCGTCGTCCGGGAAAACAATTTGTATTGTTTGCGGCTTTTCGCCGTATGCCTGTGTAAATAACCCGGCATATTTTCCCGTTGGTATGAAGTAATCAACGCTTTGCGGATAACCGTTTGCGTTTTTCATACCGATTTTTATTTGACCGACACGGGGCAATATCAAACGGGATTGTTGCGCCTCCGGTCGTTTTATTCTTCCTTTCATCATTCAACAATTTTTATATTTAACTCTAATTTAACGGGCGAATTTTCCCAATTTATATGCGATAATTCCGGCGGTATTTCTCCCAATAGTTCAACCGCATCAATCCAAACGGGGCTATCAAAATCCCGTGTACATCTTTCGGGTTTTTCTGTATGTACAATTGCCCGTCCACTCTCATCAACTGCGTAATATACTATATTCATAATAATTAAATTTCGGGGTCGTCGTTCAACATCTTTTTCCTACTCTCATTTTTGGGCTTTTTAGGCTCGTTTGCGGGCTTTACTTTCTTTTCCGTGGTATTACCTCGCTTTGCGGTCGTTTTGCCCGTGGCGGCTTTCTTTTCCGCCTCCTTTGCCTTTTTGGGCGCACGTTTAACAATGGTTGTTTTCTTTGGCTCCTTTTCCGGTTCCGGTGCATCCGCCTTGACTTTCTCGGCGGCGTCCGTGTTTTCGTCCGGGGTCGCCTCCTTTGGGGCTTTCGTTTTAATCAATTCCGCCAACGATAAGGATATTACGTTTTGCGTCAAATCGGGTGCATTATCCAATAAAACCATACCATTAACCGACGTAAACGTATTATCTTTCTTTTCGTCCTCAATGGCTGCAATTTCTAACAGATACGGGATTTTCCGTATATTGGGGCTATCCGTTTGTTCTTTCAGATTGTACGACGGACGTTTGCGCCAATCTTTCGGGCTGAAATTGAAAATACGGGTAACGGGGAATTGCTCAAAATTGACGTTCCACATATCCCGGTACATCCCTAATTGTATCTCGCTTTCCTCGTAAAATCCTTTGCGTCCGCTCTTAAAATCGACGATTGCGTTAATACGTTCGTCGCCGCCTATCTTTGCCAACATGGTACACGGGCAATCAATCATTCCGGCATACTTGTAATATGGATGCACTAAAGCAATTTCAACCGCCAACGGGCGCACGTCGTAATCTAATACGAATTGAGCAAACGCCAATACGTCCTTTTTCAAATCGTCGGCATAATATATAAAATCGTCCGGCAATCGGTAAACCTCAATATATTCTTTTAGTTTGCCTTTTAACCCGTCCAAATCATAAGCCCGGTTAATTAATAATTCCTCAAATGCGGCGTGCATAAACGTACCATACGCCGCCCGTTCGCCTTTGTATCGTTCCGCTTCCTCAATGCCTTTGTTGGCAATCCATTGTATTAAGTGCGGGGCTTTGGGTAACGTTTGGGACAATATCGTTGTAACCGACGGGAAAAACTCCGGGTTCCCGTTGTCGTCATATCGGTAATAATAGCGGTGTCCCTTACTATTCAATTGCCAAACCTTATACGGGGGTTCAATCAACGTTTTTTCATCAAAAAACATTGCCGTCATTTCCTCAACCGTCATGCCCGGCAATATCTCAAATATTCCGGTTGGTTGTTCAACCTCGACCGCTTCAAACGGTGGGATTATTTGTTGTTGTTCCTCGGTAATTTCCGGGAATTGGTCGGCGGGAACGGCTCCCAAACTTTCAACCGTCTTTTGTACCGGGTTTTCCGGTTTCTTTTTGTTCGCTCTCATTTTCTACTCTTTTTTAATTCTGAAAATCCACATAATACCATTGCGGCACACAGACCCGCAAACATCAATTGCCACGGGTTCCAAAATGCGCCAATCAGACAAACAACGCCCAACGTTCCAAATGTCGCAATAATCGCTTTCGCTTGGAACCTATCGGAAAACATAACGTCCGCCATGCGTTCAAACCATTGTAACCCGTTATTCTTCATAGCCAAACAAATAATTAGGGGTACAATTACACATTTCGCAAATGATAACGACCCATTCCGGGCGTATCTGTTTAGTCGTTCCGTTACATAAGTTAGTCATATTAACTTGTTGTGCGCTTTCGGTGCGTCCCTCCCATAACCGGGCGGCAACCTCTTTTTTATAAACTTTAATTCCGGCGGTTTGCGCCCGTGCGATTGCCTCGTTTACTCTTAATTTCGTCATTTCTGCCATTTCTTTAGTCTTTTATTGTTAATAACTCGGTTCGTTGCTCTCTTTGTGTCCGCAATGCGTACACGTCATTTCCTCCCAAATTGCGGTATATTCCGGCGGGGTCAAATATCCGTCGCCTCCGGTCTGTTTATATTCGCCGTCGGTAACTTCCATTTCGCCGCCGCATTCCGGGCAATCGTCGTTACCCATTAAATCCAAATCCGGGACAATGAAATATACCCGTTTCAGATACACGCCCAACGCCTCGGAAATAGCCGCATAACAATTGGCGGTTTGTTCCTCGGTTACGTCCTCGTTTATTGCATCGAAAACGGAAACGCCCCAATTTTCCGGGGTGTCCTCAATAACTTTGTTTTTGAGTAATTCCGAAATGATAATTTCGGCAACTTGGTTGGCTGTTTTCCCGCTATCGGTCGCCAATTTTTTTAATAAATCGCTCTCTTTTATTCTCATATCTTTGCCGGGTACTCCCCCGGTGGGTTTTTGTTTCTGCAAATGTATAAATAATATTTGTATTACCAAAAATAAAACCTTTGAAAGTTTTATTTGTTCATGTTGGACGCTTGTAATACAGATAAAAAGCACTAATTTTGTTGCACCGCATAACCTAAAACATCGCTCTCGGTTACTGCGTACCAACCCCCGGCGTTACTTCATTGCGTCGGGGGTTATCTTTTTAATCATGTATTCCAAATTCACAATCCCCCCATTGGTCGAAATCCGCCCCGTCATAACTCAACGGGTAATGTTCCGGTTCCGGGCAATCCGCCCAAAATTTCCGGCGTGCATTATTTACGGCGACCCGTTCCGGGTTATATCCGGGTTTATTCTTTTCCCTCAATTGGGCGGCGCAACTCTTACAACAACAACGTCCCCAACCTCGGCGTAAATTCCGGGTATCGGCGTTGTATTCTTTGCCGCAATTGTCGCAATTCCTTTTTATCATTCCCATATATTAACCCTTTGTAAATCCTTTAAATGCCACATGGTAAACGTCGTATTGTTTCCCGGTAACATAGAACTCAATCATACGTTCCGGGTTCCCGGTGTCGTTTATCGCAATGGTTGGGTACGGTTCCCCCGGCAATTGGTTATAATCGCTTTCAATATCCCGGAACCCCTCCGGGAACTCCGAACGGTCGGCGGAAAAATACCGGGTTAAACTTTCTTTTATCCGGTTCAATATTTCGTCCCCGTTTGGCTCAAAATACGCTTTTATCTTTTCTTGTTTTCTTAATGCAAATCGCATAGGTATTTGTTTTAATAGGTTCTTAATTCCCCGTCCATCGGTAACGGTGCGCCCGGTAAACCAACCGGAATACGGGTATAATGTAACCGGGGAACCCCGGAAAGTAAATTGTAAGGTCGTGGCGTTGACCTCCATAACCGGATAGCCCAACGCCTCCAACCGGGTACGGGCGTAATCGACCCGCCCCGGCTGCAATTCTTGTTGTCGCTCTCTGTTACGGCTCATTGTACGCCCTCCGTAATTACTTTGCAATACTTATAATATTGGTCGTGTCGGCTCTCAACTCGGCACGTCAACCCAATATCGTTGCCGTCTAACAATAGGTTCAACACATCGCCGGGATTGTGCCGGGTATAAAGCAAAAATAACCCGCCGTTTGCATTTTGGATTATCTTATACATATCTTGACTTAATCGGTAACGTTTCGTTTTGTTCATCGCTCTAAATGGTTATGCCGGGGGATTGCGCCCCCGGCTTGGTTATTACTGCAAATACGCAATTGCGTTTAATCTCTCTTTTTCCTTTGTCGCATATTCAACGTTTCGGGCAATCCATTGTTCGGCGGGGTTTTCGGCTATCCATTTACTCCGATAATCCGGCGTAAAGTATGCAACTTGTTTTTTATATGCCGCCTCCGGGTTTGCCAATATTGCCGCCGTATGGCTCAATCTTTTGCCGTGGTCGCCTTTCCCGATTAAATCCAAACGCCCGAAATAAAACGAACCGTCGGCGGTACACGCCACATAATCACGGGCGGACGTTCTTTTTGAAACAATCGCTTTACTATCAACGTCAATAACTTGGTACTCGTATTTCTTTCCCTTTACTTTCTTAACTAAAATGTACTTTGCCATGATTGAAAATTTATATTGTTCTGGGGAAAACGCCCCGTCGTTGTTTACTGATAATAGAAAGTGATTTTAACGCCTCGGCGCAATTTGCAAACCTCTTTGTCTCCGTAACAATTGAAAGCACGTTTTAATAAGCGATTGACTAACTTAATGTCGCCGACAATCTTTATTAAACCGGACACGCCAACCAATACATTAACCTTTTTGCCGTTTACAATTCCGTTTACCTTGATTTTGAAATTGCGGTTAATCTCTTTTGTTGTGTAATCTAATCCGTTATAAATGCTTTGAGTATTCATATTGTTTCGCTCTCTATTTTCCGGGAAAACGCCCGGTCGTTCTTGTTTGATGATGCAAATATACAACCTTTATTTTAATTACCAAAGGTTTTATCTTTTATTTTCGTGTTTTCCTATAAAAAATTCCGTTTTTGGTTCCAAAAGAGTTATTTTCTTGGAATTTTCGATTTAAGCGACTTTTGCAAGCGGGACGGGTAAATTATCCACTTTGAAATAAAATGCCCGGAAACGGGCTAAAAATGCGTCAATAGAAAAAGGGGTTGCAACGTCTTGTTACAACCCCCGGTTTATTACTTTTCTATGGTTACGAACTCAACCCCCAATATTCGGGTAGATGGGTTCTTGCTTACAACGTCAATTTCCCGGTTCTTTATCTTCTTTGTTTTCCAAAGGAACCCCCAAAAGCGTTTATATTGCACCGTTTCCGCTATTAACAGACTATCCCGGTTTATATGCGTCCCGGTAAATACCCCGGCGGGCGTTGTGCATCCGTGCAACTCAAACCACGGTTCCACAATGTCAATACAACGTAATACGGTCGTAACCGTATCGCCGGGCAAATATACAATACTATCCCGGACGTTCGCCCGTAATTCGTTTATCGTTTCCATTTGTGCAGTCGTAACCCTTTGCAAATCCCGGTTCTTTGTCTGCAACGATTTTATCAACGCCGCATCGTCCGCCCGGTATTTTTTGAACTCCGATAATTTCAACTCCAACCCGCCAACCTTTGCGGCGTTCAAACTATCTTTCGTTTGGTACGTCTTTACATCTTGCAATAACGTTTCGGTATTGCTCCGGTATTTGTCCCGCTCCACGGTCAAATTATTAATGCGCTTTTGTTGTACCCAAAAGGCGGCGGCAACCGCCAAAATGATTGCCTTCAAAATCAAATACTTTTTCATAAATTAAATGTTACTATATTCAATTGCCGCATCAAAACACGGACACTCTTTTATATACTCCCACGGCTCAATAATTCCGTCGCCGTTCAAATCCGGGCTATAATCCCGGTGTCCCTTAATGGTTGCATCCGGGAACATACAGGCTAACCGGGATAACAACCAAATTAAAGCCTCTTTTTGCTCCGGGGTGCGTGTGTCCGCTCCTTTGCCGTTGGCATCCAATCCGCCGACGTAACAAATACCAATCGACCGGGAATTTTGTCCGGACACGTGCGCTCCAATCTCCGATAAGTAACGCCCGGTTTCAATTGTTCCGTCCGGCAATACAACAAAGTGATAACCACAAATTCGCCCGCTTTGCGGTTGCTTTTTAAAACCCCGTTGTTTGTGCCAACCGTCGATAATATCAACATTGACTTTTGCACCGGGTTTCGTTGCACTACAATGTACGATTAAATCCGTAATCGTCCGGTTTGCCTTTTGACCTTGCAAATAGGTTAAAATTTCGCTTTGGTTCATTTTTCGCCCTCCTTTTCTTTATCGTTAATAATATCGTCATGTTCCCGTTGGTATCTCTCAATGATTGGTTGCCAATATCCCGGCAATATCCGTGTAAATTCCAACCGGATAACGTGGTAAATAATGCGCAACGCTACCTTTGTGGGGTATGCCTTTATAAGATTGCGAAACGCATTTTGCAAATATACGTACATGAAAACATAAGTAAGCGATTTAATTACTATTTGGGCGGCGTCATTATCCCCACATTGCAGCATTACCGAATAAATAACGTGTATAATGGTAACATACAACAACAATTCCGCTAATGCGTTCTTAAACTTTCCAAAACGAAAGTTTTTGCAATGCTTTACACTTACCCCGTCCGCCCGCATACCCGCCCAAATATTGAAAGCGAACATTATAACCAATGCGTACATAAAACCCGCCGTTGGGGTTAAATAGGCTAAAACAGGACTTAACGACGTGGCAAATATCATACGCCATTGTTCCCACGTAAAAAGTTTATCCATATCATTAAAATATTATTGCCGGGGGATTGCGCCCCCGGCGGTTAATTATGCAAAGTTGATAACAAAATTGCCCTTTAATACCGCTTTCAATGCAGTAACGGCGGATTGTATTTCTGTATCAGCGTTGTAATCTGTTTGCGACATGGTTGTTGTTAACTCAACTTGTGTTCCTGTTATATTATTCCACGTTGTTTGGGTCAAACTTTGCAACGTGCTTAATAATACGGCACGGGTTAAATGTACTCTTTTCATTGTTAAGTATGTGAGAGTTGGGAAATATCTAACAGAACTTAAAGCACACGTTACCGGATATGCCGGGGAAATTGTAGTTAGTGCCGGATTACCAATTGAAAGCCTTTGCAATCCGTTCACGTTCAAAAAGTCGATAATATCGCCTGTTACCAATGGCAAATCTAATATCGTCTGTGTTATGGTTTTACCCGCAAAATCTGAATATCGACCTATTACCCCTGTTTGTCGGAAACGTAACATTGTCAATACTTCCGGTTTTAAGTCTGCCAATGAACCGGATAACCCGGCGTTTTCAACTCGCAAATCCGTTATATACTCCGGTATATTCCTAACTTCGCCTACTAATCCGGCTAACGACGTCCAAAGAGTGCGTAATCCTGCCAATTTATACAAGTCGTCCGTATAAATATATCCATTTGCCCGGCTTGACCCCTCGCCAAATAGGTAATTTCCCGAACCTCCAAACATATTAATGTTGTATGGGTTTGAAATTTCAATGTAAGGGTTGCCGCCTGTAACTTTAAAATATAACGTTGAAATTCCGGCGGGCATAATATATTGTTGCCCTAATGATTGCGTTGTTTCCGCATCTTGGTAAAATTCAGCGTTTACAATAGTCATTACACTAACATTGGCGGTTAATGCGCTTAAATGGATAAAGCCCACGTTATCAACCGTTGCATTACGGTTTAAATTAATGCGATAAACGCCCAATTTTTCAAACTCGCCTATTGCGGTTTCCTCTAATTTTAAAACAACTGTCTTCATATTTTTACTTTTTAAAAAATTTATAATACGTCAATAACTGCATTATCGCCTATATTCGTTCTATTTAACGAAAAGCGATTTGTTATAATGCGGGTGTATTTATCGGTTAATAATCCTAAACCAACCCCCGCCGAATAACCAAAGTAATCTAACAAATCCTGTTGAGCCACAAACGTACCCCCCGATTTATTATAAACAAATACATCGTCGTTAAACCCGTATTCGTGCATCATATACCGCATTTCCTGCAATTCCAAAAATAAAGTCGGAACGGGTTTTTGTTGTATCGGTTCATTGTGCCAACGGGTATGGTTGCCAACGCCGCAATTGCTCATTCTGATATTCATTACAATATCATGGTTTAACCCTTTCATGTGGTCGCCAACTTGCGCAAAATTCAACTTCAATCCATACTTTAGGAAACTTTGTTTTACACGAAAATCAAAGCCCATTTTTGTTGTTTGTTGTCCGCTCGGTTGCCCTAACCAATTTCGGGGTATTTGCCAATCATCGCATACTAATACGGCGGATTTAGGCGGTATCTTATAATTCCCGGCTTTCCAATCCGCTAATTGTTGCATTGATAAGGTCGTATAACCTTTGTCGTGCAATTGCTTTGCAATAACCATCATTTGAGTAATTGACGCCCCACTATTTGAAAGCGCATGATTTGAGCCAATATATGTGTCATAAATATTGTGGCAAATCATACCGAAACAAAACGGCGTCCGGGACGATACTAAATAATAATCGTCGCTCATAACCTCGGCATCGCCCAAATATCCCTTTGTAATTTCCAAATCGGTAAATTGAATATCCGACAAAGCATTTCCGATACGTAATTGCGACGTCTTGTTTATCTCGGTCAACTTTTCCCCATTTACATACACTTTGATACGCTCGTTGCCAATTATGTAATCAAACACGTGTTCTTGTGTATCGTATTTGTCATAAATCCAATACGGGAAACAATCAAATTGATTTGTATAAGGCAAATTATAAGGCGCATTTGCCGAACCGCACGGATTTAAAACCATTTGTTGCGGATATTCCCCGATAAGGTATATTTTGCCATTTTGCAAAATGGTTGAACAATCTTTTGCGGGCATATCATAAAACGTAATGTAAAAATCCGATAATTCCGGTATCACTGCGTGCGGGTAGCCCTCACGGGGGTAACTATCGTTTGGCGTTGGCGGTACAAATTCCTCATATAACGCCTGTAACGTTTTCCATGCGCCGGAACCATCTTTTAAAGGCGTGGTAAAGATTACCCCGGTACTATCACGACCAACCGTAAACGTGTCGTTTGAAAGGTCAATGTACAAATCTTGATATTGTGCAAATAACTCGCTACGGGCTTTTAATTCCTCATAGGGCAAATAATTATTAAATGCACGTGTAGCCGTGTTTTTAATGATATAATTATTGCCTTTCATTTGCAAGGTACTAAAACCATCGGCAACCGGGGTTTCTGAACCGGAACCAACAACAATGCCGGACGCTCCGGTATCTACCGGGGTTGCATCAATTGGATTGTCCCAATTAACCACAATGTAAGATTGTGACGAACTAACCCATGTTGTATTAATATCCTCGGTTGTCCGGCGTTTATCTGCAATAACAACTTTCTTTACTTTTCCGGTAACGAAATACAAGCGATTAGGCGTTAACAAATCAATGGTTGCAACTCCGTTTACAGGTTCCACAATAATTGGCAACGTACTTTCGCCCCACGTGTCGGTATCGGGTATAAAATAATCGTCGGCGGTTTCATAGTTAGTTATGGCATACGCTTTGTTAATCACGTCTAACCCTTTAAACCAAAACATCATTACTTTATCGCCGCAAAGATTGTTACGCCCTCCGTTGTGTGTGCTTCCGGCTTTCGCTACTCTGTTATATACAATTTCGGCATTGTTGCAAGCAAACCCGGATTGAAACAAGGAAAACGGCACTTTACCCGTAACCCCGTAAATTGTTTCCGTTGCCTGTGTTGGTATTGCGTGTTTTACTGATTGGGTCGCTGCAATTGCTCCGCCGTTCTCAAACGTGGCAAAGGGGACATAACCGTTAACATCATTTACCGGGTTTTTTATCTTACCCTTAACAGACACACGCCCGATAAAATTCAAATCAATTAGATATTCGGCGTTTTGCGCTCCGTAATTCCTTACATCGCTTAACGTCGTTAACATATCGCTTTGATTTTTCAGATTGTTAGATATAAGCGACGACCCCACGGATTGCCCGGATTTTCCAACGATATTGCCGTATTTGTCGATTGCGAAAACAATATTGTTTTCAGCGTCAACAATTGCGTAAAGATAATCCCATTCCTCAACGCTCAAAAAGTTTGTAACATCACTTTTAAAACGACAATACCCGTATTCATCAATGGAAAATAAAACATTGTTGTTGGCGTCGATTATTGCGTACAAATAATTACCCTCGATAATATCCCGCATTTGTTCGCCCCTCCAATTAGTTTCACTATCCCAATTTATATTAGTTAACGACGTTTCAACAACAACGTTGTTGGGTTCGTTCAAACGGTATTTGATTGTTAGATTTGCTTTGCGCATATATCCCGGCACATCGTTGTAAGCCTCGGCACGGGTTGAGTATATTTTATCCGGGTAAAAATAAAACATATCTAACCATGTGTTACCCTCAATTACATCTAACAAATATTTAACCGTCATATTTCTAATATAACAATCGTAATTTGTATTACCCCCGGCACGTATCAACGCCGCATTTTCCGGGAAATCTTCTTTTTTGATTAAATAATCTTTGTGATAACCGCTACTTATTTGCTCAAAAATTGACGATATAAAATTTTCGTCCTTATCATAGAAACACAACAACGCTGTATTACCGCCGCCCCTGTAACCGGAAACAATCAAATCGGCATCCCGGTTTAATGGAATAAACGGCGTAATAGTATATCCCGGAATAGTTTGTTTTATTGGTACTCCGGTTGTATAACTCAATCCATAATCGGGTATCGTAAAGAAATCGCCATAAACGTTGTTTACGTCGGTTTGGCTTGCTTTACTATTTACGTCTTTAATCAAATCGAATATATCCCACGGCAATACATATCCGGTATTTTCTGAACCTGTACAACGCATATATACGGCATTGGCGGGAATATCGGCGGCGGCAACATCAACAACAAATTGCCCGGTTCCCGGAATGGTAATTGCAGATATGAAATTATAATTTTCATCATAGAAAGCACACGCCGCCGTTAATCCCTCTTCACTAACCGACGCTTTGATTTTGAAATCTGTATTTTCGTTTATACGCAAAAAAGGCGTACAACGCCACGACGTCGAATCCGTGTTTACCTCTCCGTTATCGCTACGAATATACCCAATTTCTCTAAACAGGGAACGCACGCCGTTTAATGGTACGCCCAATTCGGTTGCAACAAATTCGTCCGTCGGGTTTGTTCTGCGAAATATGGTTAAACGGTTCGTTACCTCGAAATTGCCGAAATTGGTATAAATACCGGGCGTTGTGGCGATATAAAAAACATTCGATACCGTGGACGACGGTATTGTTGCCGGGCTAACTATACCTCTATAAACGTAACTACCTTGTAAATACGTGTTAATTTGAGCAATTACGGCATCAACGTTGGTTTTTGTCGCCAAATTTACCAACACATTGTACAAATCAAACGGGATAACGTAATTGTCCGTTGTGTTACCATGCCCGGAACAACGCACATATACCGCATTTGCCGGGATTTGTGCGGCGGGTATTACGGCGGTTCGGGTTCCATCGGACGCCCCGCCCGGTTGCCATACCGAAATAAATTTGTAATCACTATCATAGAACGCACAAAACGCCATTAGATTTGTTACGCCCTCATAGGCTTTAATTTGCAAATCCTTTGTTACATCAATCGGAATAAACGGTGTACTCCGAAAAGAAGTTGACGGGGTATTAATATTCCCGTTGTCCTTACGAACATATCCAATACCTAAAAACAAATTCGGCACACCATTTAAAGCGATACCAATGTTTTGCGACGTCCAAACGCCCGTTTCATTTGTGAAAACGACCATTTCGTTAACTAATACCGTGCCATCAAAGTTGGAATAAACGCCACGGGTTCCGGCAATGTAAAAAACGTTTTGGTCGGGGGAACCCGGCACGGTGTCCGGCGTTGCGACCCCCGCAAACGTTGATTCACTCCCCACATTGCTAACAATCGTTGTTAGCGTGTTTTGCAACAAATCGCCCGTTATCTCATTATTCCCGTTTTGTTTGATAACGGCGGCAATTGCGGCTTTTAATTGTTCATAATTTCCCATAAAAAAATAAATTACTGATTGTTGAAATCGTTATTGAAATCGTTGTTAAAATCTCCATTTGCTCCCGGCGGCAAAACACCCCGTCCGATTTTCTTAACGACCGTTGCGCATTCAAACTCACATTCAACGGACGCTAAATTACCCTGTGTCTGCCATTTGGGGGTAATCAAAAACGTATCGCAATCATATTTCCGTCCTTGACTATATACCGTAACAAAGTCACTCATACGGATTAATCGCATTACGTCACAAAGATACTCCGGGGCTAAAAAGATAAACCGAAACGTTTTTTCCGATATTTGTTTTTCCGGGAAAAAATACCCGTCCCGCTCTTCGCCCTCTTCCTCAAATTTGTATTCCGGTTTTCCCAATTCGGCACACACATATACCCGGTTTTTGAATTGTGCAACATCGTAAACGATTTGTCCGCCGTCAACCCCCATGTTTTCGGCGTCGCTCCATTCTATACACAAATAACCGTCCATTCCATTAACCCACGTAAATACGTCCGAATAATAAGTTTGTACGCCGTCGTTTATTGCAATCATATAACGACCCTCCGTTGCTTCATCCAAAGCCATTAACAAGTTACCGGGGTATAATATAACGTCATAACCGTATGATTGATTACGGACGATTTGCAACCCGGTTTCTTTCATTGGTTGCGTTATATCCGCTATTCTCTTTGTCATTTTGTAATTATACAATCGAACCCATGCAATTTGGTTGCTCCGTGTCGGTCGTATGATTTGAAAAGGCAATAACTTATTTATCGGCGTAAATAACGGGTAAACGTCGCCATACGCATAACTTTTGCGGTAATCTTGATATTGTACGCCCTCATAAAAAGGCAATACGGACAAATTATTATTCGGTGTCATACTTCAATGTTGTTTTAATGGAACGACTGCACAAATTTACGCTTAATTTATCAACTTGACCGTTACCCAAATAGGTTTTTATTAATTGCATGGGGTTTGGGTCGTCTATTGCCGGGAAATTAAACGTTTGTTTCTTCTTTCTCTCAATTCCGTATGCGTATGTTTCGGAACCGTTTATTGATACCCGGCGGGCGGGCAAATCATACAACCAATAAGGCATTTGTAAATTTATAAATGCCAAATACCCGTTTTGCAAAAAGTATTCCACACCGTTAACGGTTTGCCGGGTAAATGGTAATATCCATTGTGACCCGGACGTTGGGGGAACGGCGGCAAACAAGGCGAACCCGTCGGAACTCATATTGCCGGGGTTTAATAACATCAAATCAATATCGGACGTAAAATTTGAAACGTTTACGTCCTCAACTTTTCCGGGGGTTATATACTTACTAATTACCTGTATTGGCAAACCCTCAAAAGCGGTTGTAACGTCGTCCATCCACTTAAATTGGTAACGTTCCGGCAAATCTACCTTATCAAACGAATATTCCGACGTGTTGAACGCCCACGGTTTCCCATTACGCAAATTTATTTCCTGTGTTAAATCATGGCTTAATACAACCCCGCCGGAATAGGAACCTCCATTGCGGAAATATTGGATATGTTCAATTTTAAATTTGCCGTTCTCAATGAACCAATAACATTTAAAGCAATCCCGCAACATATTTGTAAATTGTTGTAATGTCGTTGGGGCTTTTTGTGCGGGCTGCTGATATTCCCCGTTTATTATGTTGGTTTTCTGCGATACAAGTAACCGAAAATTTAACCCGGATATTGGATTGTTCCCGCTATATAAAAATTGGCTGTATTCCGCCGTGGCTGCGTGGGTAATACCGGGCGCAATTTGATTTAATAGAACTTGTATGCACGACGCAACGGGGAACGCATCCCGCAAAGTATATGCTTTCCGGGCTTGTTCCTCTAATATCCAATCCATCAAATAAAAGCCAAACCACAACGACGCATAACGCCACGTTGACCGGGCGATTGGATAAAACGTTTGTCCGTATATGGAATAAGGCGGCGCAAAATACTTTCCGTTGTCGGCTAATCCCCACTCGGTCGGCGTGTCGGAAAAGTTATTTGATATAAACGCCACGTCGATTGCGTAACCGATTGCCCGGCGATAATTACGGTTGTTATCTACAATGTCGTCGGACGGCAACGGGTATGTATCTAAATCGTTTATCTTTTCCACATCGCACAAATACCGGGCATAAATATTATAACTTTTCATATCGGCGTGCATTACCCCGGTTGCCCCGGAACCCTCAACCGCTTGCAAATCGAATTGTAATGTATCAAACGGTTCTTGCGTTATTTTCTGATAACGAAACATTGCCACATCATCCGAACGGCGGCGTATCTCAACTAATGCAATACCAACGGGCAATCCGTCAATACGTTGTTGCGAAATATAGATATAATAATTAACGTTTAATTCCGGGTACAAATTTCCTGTAAATGCGTCCGCACTCGCACCCGTTGCCATTCGCCCGGAATATAACCCAGATATTACCGCCGGGGAACCCTCCGACGTTATTTGTATTTCCTTTAGGATATTACACAAAGCAAAATGATACGTCCTAACTAATGCGTTTTGGTCGGTCGTTTCGTTTGCGTCTTGTTCCCAATTCGTACCGCCCAAAAAACAGGAAACGACCGTATCGCCCGGAACATATATTTGAATTAACGGGCGTTTGTTTATGGTTATACGCTGAATTGTCGGGGCTAATGTTATTAGATTGTATTCTTTTTCCAAACCCGCCAATACGTCGTTATATTCGTCGATTACGTCCGGTTGTACGGTTACTTTTTTATCATAGTCAACAAATGTACAATCCGTTTTCATAAATTTGCCTTGATAGTATTGCGACCATGTGCGCCCCCCGTCGTTGCTCTTTTCAATACTATACAAAAATTCATTGTCGAACGGTTTATTGTTGATATAATCGTAATCGTCCCGGATAAACGACAATTTACCGGACAATTTCGCCCGGTAAAATCGTTGGTTCGTTTCTAACTCATACTCCTTTGCCAAATCATCCTTATAAACGGGGGTTGCTTTTCGTCCATAAACCAAATTTTGCGCCGTTTCCGAACCTAAACGTATATAAGCGGTTCCTGCGTTATAACTTGTTTTATAAACGACAAAACGCAAATAATATGCGTTATTAGGAATATCCACGGAACCCGTCGTTACTCCTATAAAACTACTGATAAACTTTTTATTACTATCATAAAACGCCCCCCGTTCAACTGTTGTACTTTTGTACAATATGCGGGGATAAATGTTACTTACCGGAATATAGTTTGTTGTATAATATCGGTTTTGCACCGCCTCCCCGGTCGTAATAGGTACGCCCGTATTGCTATTTATTATTCCGGTATTATACAACGCATCCGCAAATGAATGTCTATAAATTGGATTCATACTATTTTTTTATTTTACGTGTCAAATTCTTGTAAACTTCAATAACATTACCGTTGCCGTCAACATAACGGCGACGGCGGTTTTGCTCTTTAATCTCCCTTACATCGTCTTTCAAATCTCGCAAATCCGGGGCGTTGTTTTGTTGAACCGTTACGTTTACGCCGTCCGTATTGTAGGCGTTAAGGTATTTTTGCGGAAATGTCCCACGGTTCAAACTATTAATAACGTCCGGGATTAGACGACGGAAACGGCGGGAATTGCGTTTATTGATAACGGCGAAAAATTCCCCGCCCTCGGCACGCCTCCGGGTTCCATCCGGTTTGGTTCCTAAATCCACATCGTCCCCGGATTGGTGGGAACCGCCCCCCAATAACTCAACCGTTCCATCCCCGTAACTTTCGGAACCCCCGGCGTTTGCCGTTTTCGATAATTGGGCGGCTTTGATTTTAGAGGCTGCAAAGGAACCCCACATTACCGCAATAGCCGGGATTGCAAACGGGAACCCCAATTGCGACCAAATCAAAGCGGACGCCGTTACAAGGTTGCCAATTTGTTGTATCGTCTGTATTGCCGCCTGTGCCTTTTGTGCCTTTTGTTGCTCCTTTAGGGCTTTTTCTTGGTTCTTTTTCGCTTGGTCTAACTCCTTTTGCGCCATTGCAACGTTATTGGCGTAACCGTTCGCCCGTGCCTCTAATTCCGCATCTAATCGGCGTTGGCTTGCGTCAACCTCTTTGTCGGCGGCGGAAACGGCGGCGTCGGCGGCTTGTACCTTTGCATCTAAGAAACTATTTAATTGCTCAATGGCAAACGATACGGACGTACTTATTGCCTCCTTTTGGTCGTCGTCCAAATTCAGCCCAAACAACCCGTATATGTCGTTACCCCGTTCGTCGCCTTTGCTTTTCTCAATTTCTTGGTTAATTTTCGCAATGGTATTTTCGATTGTCTTAACCTCGGCATCCGTCATTTTAACCCCGGCGGCTTTGTTCAACTCTAAAATCTTTTGCAACCGTGCCTTTTCTTGCGCCAACCGGAACCGGGTTTTGCGTTCCTCTGAATTACGGATTAAATCAAACTCCGACGCCTCCAACGCTTGCGTTTGGTCGAATAGCATTAACGCCCGTTGTTGGTTTAACTCGGTCGTTTGCTTCAATACCTCGGCATCATATTTGGCGTTAATATCCGCCTCGGATTGGCGGACGTCCTCGGCTAATTGCCTGTTTTGTGCCAATTCGATTGCCCGTTGTTGCTGTAACAACTGAATACGCAAATTTATTTCCTCCTGTGAACCCTCACGAACGGCGTCTAATTGTAATTGCGTCCGGTCGGCGGCGGCTTGCATTTGGTTAATTGTAATTTGGTCGTTCAATTCTCCCAAACTCTTTGCATATTGTTGTTGCAAAAGGATTTGTTGGTTTAACAACTCGGTCGTTTGCGCCTCGGTTAATCCCTTTTCAGTTTCCAACCGGGTATTAATGTCCTGTATTTGTCTTTCATACTCAACCCGCAATTGTTCCCGTTGCTTTTCCGCCCCCTCTACCATTAATGCAATTTGGGCGTCCTGTGTTGCCCGTTGCGCTGATAATTCCGCCGCCCGTTGTTGGTTGGCAATATCTACCATATCAACCGCCAATTGTTCCCGTAATAAAACAATTTGTTCGTTTAGGGCTTTGCGTGCCTTAACGGACAAATTCGTTTCGGTTCTTAACTGCAATTGTATGTCAGCAATCGCACGGGCGTTGGCGGCTTGACGTTGCGCCCGTTGTTGGTCGAACGTGTTTTTAATTAAGGCAATCCGGGCGTCCTCGGCTTTGCGCAATATATCGGTTTCCGCTTTGGCGGCATCCCGGTTTTGCTGTAACCTTTGGGCGGTTTGTATCTTTCTTTCGGCGTCCAAATCCGCCCCCTCGGTTTTCAGATTAACCGCAATGTCAACCGCCCGCCCGGTATTATCTATTTGACCCTGTACGGCGTCAATCGCTTCGTCAACCTTGACTTTATCAATTTTACCGTCTAAATCAACATCAATATAAACTTTCTTATCTCCACGGGCTTTGGCGTTATTGAGTTGTACCAACATTTCGTTTAGTTGTTTCAACTTTTTGCGGTTTGCCTCCAAATCGTCTAATTCTTTGCCATAAAAACCAACGCTTTTATTATGCGCCTTTGTGCGTTCGGCTAATATTTCGTCCTCAATTTTTCGGGTTTCACTCAACCCGGCGTTCCGGGCTTTGGCAATGTTTAATTCCCGGTTTAATTGGGCGACACGTTCGTTGCTAACTCGGTTCATTTCGGTTGCCTCGGTTTCCAAATAATCCAACCAAACCTTTTGCGCCTCGTTTAGTTTTTGTTGGTTCTTTGCCGATTTATCCGTATTAGAGGCAAACAATACCAATGCACCCACGACCGTAACCAAAGCCAATGCCAAAAGAACATAAGGATTTGCGGCGGCAATAAGATTGAACGCCTTTTGCGCAATTGTAGCCGCCAACGTTGCCTTTGTGCCTTGCATGGTAACAAGGCGGTTATATACTTGTGCCTTACTCAAAGCCGCCATTTGTAGCCGGGAAATACCCAACATGATTGCCGATTGCTTTTGCACGGCGTTTTGTATGGCTTGCACCCCGGTTGTAATGGCTATTGCCGCTTGTAATTTCTTTTGTGCTTCCTGTACTTCCTCGCTTTCACTTCCGAACAACTCCATTGCCCCGGTAAATGCAGCAAACCCACCGGACGCACCCGCCGCAAAACTTAACACGGCATCCAAATTGGACGTATCGGACGCCATGCGGGTAATCTCGGCGGTTGCATCCTTGACCGCATCCCGTAATATTGCGGTTTCTTTGCTCAATTGCTGATATTCCGCCGTGCCTTGTTTGCCCTCCAAACGCAACAACGCCAATTGCTTTGTTTGGTTCTCTATTTGGGTTGTTAAACCTTTGGCGGCATCGGAATAATTACCAACGTTTAACGACGTTTTCCCGGTTGCCTCCTGTAACCGTTTCATTTCGTCGTAAATTGCTTTTGTTTCCTCAACCAATTTGCGCCCCTCGGCGGTTGCCTCTCTTTCCTCAACCGTCATATTATTGAGGTATATTTTATTGATTGAGTATTGCGCCGATAACCGATTATATGAACCCTCGGCGGATTGGTTTAACCGGGTCGTTAACTTGTTTAATTCGTTCGCCTCCTTTTGGGCTTGCTTCAATTCTGCCAAACGCTTTGCGTTCTCACTTTCGGCAAACGCCAAATCCCGTGCCGCCCGTGTTAATTTGTCGGTATCATTCGACGCCCCCCGTATCGTCTTACGTCCGCTTTCGGTTGCACCGCTTACGCCATCCAATGCCGCCTTAACCGTGATTGCCTCCGACTTGATATTTTGCAACGTATTCATATATGCGTCGCTCAATTGGTCTAATTGCGCAATCAACTTTGTAATACTATCGTCCGGCTTTACAAGGTCGCTATATTTTATTGGGTTGTTATTATCTGCCATACTTAACGTTATTTGCGGGCAATTTGCCCCGTGTTCAATTATCTTTTCTTTTTAATGTAGTTATTCAACCAAAGAAAAACAACGCCGGAAATCGCCTTATTTGACGCCTTTTTTATTTTTGGTTGGTTTCAACAACTCCTTTATACGCTCAAATGCGTTGTAATATTCTAAAACGGTGTATTTCTTTGGTTCCGGCACGTGTAAATATTGGGAAATCGTTAAACACATATTTTCAAACTGTTTATCGTACTGAATTTCCATGTTATCGGAACCACTGAAAACAACCGGGCGACTATAAAGCAACAACGCCGTTGTTATTCTCTCAATTTCCGCCCGTTTGTCCTCTGTATCGCCGTTAATTATCGCATCCAACATTAACATTGTCCGGCTACGTAATTCGTCGTAATACTCTTTAACCGTGGCATCATCGAACAACCGGGGGAAATACATTTGCAATTCTTCATCTATTTTTTTTTTGACCGCCTCAATTTGGGCGGTCAACTCTTTAACCGGGACGTCCCCGAACATATCGACGACCTTTTGTAATCCATCGTCCGACAAATCGTTGAACGGCTCCCCGTCGATTGTCTTAACCAACACGGCAAAGGCTAAATGTTTCGGGCTTATCCCCGTTTGAATGAAATACACGTTTTGCCGCATATTATCCAATTCGATTGCCGCCAATTCCGGGGTTTTACTCCGGGCGTATCGCATCGCCTTTTCAATATGCGTGTCGAAATCTGCCAAATCGGAACCAATCCCGGCGTCAACTAACAACATTTTGTTGTACTTATGAAATCGCAACATTGGCAAATCGTCTATTGCGTCGTATATCTCAACGGTATGTTCTCCAATTTTAACGGTTCTCATAGCAAATAACGGGTTATCATAGTGGAACAAAAAGGAACCAACAACAATGCCGGGTTCCCGGTTATAAACACAAATAGGATTGACAAAGCCAACCCCGCCCAAAAGGACAAACAGAAATCGCAATTAAACATCTTTGCGAAAAACTCGTTGCCGTGAACCTGTACCCATTCAACGACCCCCCATTTGCGTAACAAGGTCAAACCAAAGGCGGCGACCAAAGCGGTTACGACCGTATAAAATAAAAATGCTTTCATTCTCTATAAATTTACTGCGTTAAACACGTTTCATCAATTCCCAATTCCCCGGCGAACCGGAACCCGGCGAACGGGTGCATTAAAAATTGGTTGTCTATTTCGTCCAAAGTGAACCCGGCAAATATGTTTTCCGCCTTTGCGTACACTCTGTTTATTTTCATGGAACCCGAACGTAACCATATACCCCCGTTTAATACTCTCATAATTTCCTGTTTGACCGCCTCCGTGTTCCGGTTGTTGGCATCGTTGGTTATCGTCCGCATATCAAACCAAAAGATAACCGAAAACGGCGTTGTATATTTGTTTTGTTCGCCGGGGAACCAATCAATTTGTTGCGGGTCGTCCAACACGAAAAACGAAAAATTCCCAATCTTACTATCCGGGGCAATCAACATATATTCATTGCCGCCAACGTAAATATTGGGGGTATAATACCGTTTGCCCTGTATGGATTTAACCAACCGTTCCGCCCGTCCGAACGAATAGTTAAGCCACGGCAACCCGTCCGCCAACCCTTTTTGTATATTGGCAATAACCCGGTCGAATAACTCCGGGTTCTTTATAATTGGTACTCTATCCATTACCGTATATTGTTTTTTTTGCTTTGGTTAGCAAATCCGGGTAAACGTATTGCCAAATCAATTTAGCAATGTTTTCATTCGTCAACCCCAATATTTGCCGCCCGTACTTTTTTATCAAATCTTCCGTCTTGAAATCCGACGCCTTAATTTCAAATTGTTTGTCGCCGACTTCCAAATAAAAACTACTCTCAAAATCGCCCTCATCCCGCAACGTTACCCGGTTCGTCGGTTGTCCCTTTTCCTCCTTTATGGCTATCGTTAACGGGGTATATGGTCGGTAATCCATTATATCAACGCCCAATCGGTTAATACCCTGCTCAAATAATTGTTCCTCGGCGTTGGCGTCAATGATAAACGCCGTTGTTAATCCGTCGTCGATTATGTCCCGTATAATCAACCCGGACGTCAACCCGTCGTTAAATGTATTAACCCGGTTGCGTAAATCAATTATTGATTGTAACCCCGCCATCGTGCAATTATGTTGTCCGGTATTTAACGCCCCGGTTGTTGCAACTCAAACAAATGCGGTCAATTCCTTGTGTATCTAATCGCAAAGCCTCATACGCTTTTTTAAGGTCATAACCCAAACCGCCGGGTCGCCCCTCAACATTGCCGTCCAACTCGTACAATATATCCATTTTAGAGGCGTTGGATTGGTTCCGGTTAACCCGTACATTGGGGTTCATTGCCAACGTTCGCAAAGCGATTGCGGCAACCTGTCGTTGTATAACGGTTTGGAATATCGCCCGTTGTTCAACGATAAAATCCGTTAAATCACAACCTACGGTAATTTCACAATTCAACCCGTAATTAAGCGTATTTGTGTACATCGTATAGGCTATATCCCACAACTCCGGGTATTCTGCGAATGTTTCCGGGGCGTTGTACATAAACGGGGAAATCTGCAAATACTTTGTCAATTGTCGCCACGCCTCAATATTGCCGTACCCGGTACACGTTCCGCACGGTTCGCCGCTCCAATCTTTCGACACGTTAATTGCTTGCATCCCGGCGGGTAAATCGTCTTGGTTGTAACAAAGGAACCACGCACCCCCGGCGTTGTTGGCATCGCTGATATATGGCAAATAACATTCGTCTAAATTAAACCATTGAAAACCGCCGTTTGTTAACGTGAAATTCAAATCAAATGTCTTTATCGGGTCAATCTGTGAACTATGGAACAAATACAACTTAACAATCCCGGTTCCGCCTGTCATTTGTAAGCCAACCCGGTGTATTTGTGCGGTTACTCCCATCGCCCGCACCGGGATAATCTCAAAGCCTACCAATTTATGTGCGTTCGGTTGGGTTGCTCTGATACGTCCCGCACCATCAAAGAACGTGCGACGCTCCAAAAGGTTCTTTGTTTCCTTATCCAACCCCTTTATTTGGGTAAACGTTTGTACCGCCGTGGAAATTCCGTTGCGGGTCAAACGCTCCAAATAATCCGATAAGATATTGTAAGGCTCCCAAAATGTCGAACCCTCGGCGGGAACCTCGGCGACGTTATCAACCAAAGCCGCCCAATACTTTTTATTGCCCGCCGCATCGTTGGCGTAATGTACAACTTTTCCGGCTGTGTACGGGGTTGTATCGTTCCAATCCGGGTATTGATACCCCCAATTGTCCGGGACGATTGCCGCCATGTTATCCAACGTAACAAGGGGGTGCGCCCCTTGAAAATATAACCCGCTTTTGGTTTCCGTCAACCGTTCGGCGATTGCCTCGGCGGGATTATATGATTGTTCCCAACCGACGACGTTTAATAATTTATCTTGTATCTCTTTAATCCGGTACATACTGCGTAAAATTAAAAAGGGGGCGGGGAATAACCACCCCGTCCCCTCGGTTAAATAATTGTTCCGTCTTTCGGATTATGCGCCCCCGGCGGGAAATTCCCCGGCGTTGGTTACATATACAGGCATTCCCAACGGTTCGTTTGGATTGCGTGCGGCAATCTCGGCTTTGATAATTGGGTTTGCCACGGTGTCCGGGTTGCTGTTATACGCTACCATGTAGGCAACATCAACGCTAAACCCGAAATACTCCTTAACCGCACACGTCAAATCGGCGGTCGCATCCCCCATAATTGCGGATTGGTCGCCAACGGCGGTGTAATAATGCGAACCAACGGGCAAATCAATGTACGGCAATCGTACAATGTCCCATTCGTGGAAATTCGCACGGGTGCGGCGGTATGCTTCACGGTCAACACGTGTTAAGATACCAACGTTTCCGTCGGCAACTGCAAACATTGTTCCCATTTTGCCCGCTTCATCCGTTACATTGTTGGTGTAATGCAATACTTTGTTGTCGTACTCCATACGCTTGTTAACGTCATTGTAAACGCCATGTTGCGCCAACTTGCGGATAAGGCTATCAACCCCGGCGTTTGCAATCAAATGGATATATTCGGGGTAACAATTCGCCCGCATAATCGGGTTAATGTCGCCCAAAATCTCGGTTGCCATTTGGGTTGGAACCTGTACCACGTTACCCGTTTGCGTATAATTGAGCAATGTTTTGAACACCTGTGTTTTGTTTGCTTCCAATGCGGCAACCGCCCCGGCGTCCAAAGTATTTGCCAACGCCCGTGTCGTCTTTTCCATTTTACGCATAAAGTCGTGATTGTACGAAATTTCGTTGTTGGAATAAGCCGCCGGAACCATTGTAAAACCAATTGCATAAGTCGCCCAAACAAGCGTTACCAATGCGGACGTATTTTCGTTATCGGCAATAACGCACGAACGCACGTTGCTAACCTGTACGTTTTCGTCGTAATTGATAACAGGAACTTGTACCGTGTTACCGATACTTACTAATGCCCTATCTCTCAAATTAGGGCTAATAATTGAGTTGGGGGCGTTGGTTTGCTCAATGAAGAAATCCAATGCGCCGTACTCACACGGGCGGAACATATTACGGTCTAATTCCGGGTTTTCTATCCGCCAATTCTGTACTCTCGTTGCTATTAAACTCATTGTTTAAAAAATTAAATTGTTTATAAATGCGGGTTTACCCTTTACCCGTGTTGTCTTTTACTTTTCCGGTAATGCGGAAATATTGTTGTCTTTCCATGCTTGTTGCATTCCGGCGTCAAATTCAGCCGTTCCGACTTTTAACCCCTGTTGTTCCAACGTCGCACTAATTGCGTCGTATGCCTCAACCCTTGTTTTTGCACCGGATATATCAACGGTAATGTTACCGCCCGCACCGCCGCCGCCCGCCGGGGGGATTGTTCCGCCGCCCGCCGCTTGGCGTCCTTTGTCTAATATACCCATTGTTTCCAATTCACGGGTTAACAGGTCGCCGGGCGTGTACGGGTTCAACTGATTGTTCGGGTTGCGCATAATCGCCCCGGTTTCGTCCTTAAACGCTAACATTTTGCCGCCTTTGCCATCGTCGATATATTCCGGGTGCATACCCTTGATTTTGTCGATTGCTTGACCTAACAACACCTTTGTTGCGCTTTCGGGCAATCCCGCCTTAAACTTCAATCCGGCGGTTGCGGTCTGCAATGCCGTTTCAACACGAATGCCGAACACCTCGTTTGCGTGGGTTTGTTCGGCTTGGTCGTATTTCGTTTTGAGGTCGTTGTATTGGGTCGTAACGCTTTGCAAATCTGCCTTTGCTTGCTTCAATGCCTTTGCGGTTTCCGCATCCGTCGCACCGTCGGCAATGGCTTTTTCCAAACGTGCCTTTTCTTTGGTTAGGCTGTCAATCTGTGATTGCAGACCGTTTGCGCCCTCAACTTTGGTTTTGAACTCGGTTAATACTCGTTTGGCGTAATCAAACGTTTTTTCGGTTCCGTTCTTGGCGATACCGGAAACGGCTAAAATGTCCGCATCCAAACCGCCGTAAATTTCCCCGGTTTTCTTTGCTATTACGCTATTTTCGTCGTTGACTGATAACGTGGTTATCGCTGTCAATTGTTCGTCGGTTAATCCGGCTAATGCCGCATTTGCCTTTAAAACATCAATCGTTAATGCCATAATCTTTCCCTTTGATTATTAAATTAATATTCGGTTACTTTTTGCCCTCGGCTTTGGCGTCCGCCTCGGCTTTTGCTTTGGCATCGGCTTTGGGTTCCTTTGCAGTTGTCGCCGGGATAACGCCCGCCGCTTTCAATTCTGCCAAAATCTCGGCTTTCAATGCTGCCTTTTCCTCGGCACGGGCTTTGGCGTCCGCCTCGGCTTTTGCTTTGGCATCGGCTTTGGCTTTTTCCTCGGCGGCTTTGGCTTTCTCTGCCTTTGCCTTTTCGTCCGCCTCGGCTTTCGCTTTCATGTACTCGTTGGGGTCGTGCAATACGGTAATCGTGTAACCCTGTTTTTTCAGATTGTCGGCAATGCTATTTTCATAACCCTTTTTGCCGAACTTCTGAATACGGGGAATTGATAACCGTTTGCCCGTTTCGCTGTCGAATTTCTTAATTTCGATAACGCAATGATACAAATGTTTCTCATTGTCCGGGACAATGTAGTTTTCGGGCGTAACGTCGATAATCGCAACGTCTTTAGTTTTGCCCTCGCTTACTTTCACTCGCATAATCGTTAAATTTACTTGTTATAAAATTTATCTTAGAGTTGAACGGCATATTATACCCAAACTCTAACACGTTCAAATATTCACGTTCAAATCTGCGTACAAAGTTAGCAAAATTCAACTTTATACGCATATCGTTTTCGCTGATAATCTGTTTGTCGTACAAATCCAATACCTCGTTACGGGTTAAATGTCGGTACGGTTCCAATTCCGCCAACGTCAACATACGTTGCAATTGGGTTGGATTGTTCCGGTATTCCGTTTCGATAATTTGGTTTTGTAGTGCGTCTAATTCCGCCTCGCTTGCGCCGCTTTCCTTTGCTACCTTGTAACGTTCCCGTAACTCCGTTGCGTTAGATAAATAAAACTCCGTGCCGTAATTGACTTTTGCAGAAACGAACAAACCGCCATACCTCAAACGGCAAACGGTTTCATCGACGAATTGTTGCGCCGCCTCAAATCCCTTTTTTACCCGGTTTAATACCGTGCTTTGGCTCTCAAAATTCGCCTGTATTTGTTGCTCGTTCAATGCGTCCCGTGTGGTTATTTCCTCGTTGGTTCCAACAACCGACGTAATAATGTCATTCTTTAGGCGGTTTTCTTCCTCAACGTTATAATCCAAACTCCCACGGTCAACGGTTAGCATTTGCACCGGGTTACGCAAATCGGGTTGTTTATCCCCGTCCGGTATTGGTATTTCAACGAACGAACCGACGCCGTTAATACGACTATCCCCGCATTTGGGGCAACGCATCAAAAGCCCGGCGGCGTCCAATCTGTAAAACCCTTGTTTGTCTTTCAAAAACCCACCGTCGCAATAATCGCCATTTTCGCCGTTACTGAAATCGCATGATTGTTCGTAACCGGAATATATCGGATATGCTCCGTATAAATCTAAATGTCGTTTACTGATATGATAAAACAAAAACCAATCCAACGCCTCCAATTGCTTGGTTAGCGGGGATTGCTTAACGTCGGGTTCCGATAAACTCAACGGTTCATTCCAAAAGAAACGGGCGGGACAATAACCGACGTCGTGCGGGTTATCAATCAGCAATTCGCCGATATTGTGGTTTTTGTCCTCTCTGAATACCCTATAACGTTCGTCGTCAATTACTGCGATACGTTCCCCGTCTTGCCTAAATATGATATAATCCATTACCCCCGTCGTCGGGTTGGCTCTGTAATCAATCACGGATGCAATAGGCAACCAATAGAAATACGGTTGCGGGTATTTGTCGGCGGGGTTTTGTTCGCTCGGCATATCGACAATTAGAACGCTATTTATTTCGGTTTGGAAAAACTCCCATCCTTTTGTACTCCAAATTTCCGGTTCGTGTAATACGTCTTGGCGGTAATATTCCCAATCGTCCCGTTGTTCCGGGTTTTGGAATTGATAATTGAACGCCGGGTTACGACCGTCAAAAATCCGGCTTAACTTATCAAAACAAACGCCCGTTACCTCGTTTGTTTTAACGGGGTAACGGAACAATGTTTTGAACATCTTAAATTTGTCATGCGGCAATAGGTTAGAAACAAATGCCATAAAATCCGTTATCGGTTGGCAAATGTCAAACGACGTTATACGGGTGCGGGCGTGAAAATTAATGCGCTGTTGGTGATAAATAGCCTTATTTATCGTTTTGCGCTTTTTCGGCTCCGTTATCCGCTTTTTTATTTCGTTTATATCCAATCCCATTGTCTTTGTCAAATTTAAAGTCTGAATTATCCGGCAATCTCCAACCGCCATTATTAGGCATTCGCAAAAGACGTTCGGCGTGCGTAATCTCGAATTGTTCGGTTACGTTCAATGTATCATTGATTAACGCAACCTTTTGTACTTTCGCCGCCATATCGTCAACCTCCAACGGCAACTTTTAAATCCGTCAACGGATTAAAATCCGGGGCAATGATTGCAAGGTTGTCGGAATAGTTAGGCAAAAACGCCCATTGTATTGCGTTGCTGTCCGGGGCTTCTAATCCGCCATGCGTTTTGTCGCCAATGAACAACGAACGAATAGGAATAGGATAATACGTTGTTGCGGTTGTTTCATCCTGTATTGCCTCAATACTTCCGTTTTCGTCAAACAGATAAACGCCCAAATTGTCCGCCCAACTTTCGCATTGCAATTCTTTCATTGCCTTAATTACTGATTGGGGGATTTTACGCATTACCCCGGTAAACGGGTTCGGTTCACGCCCTATAATTTCCTCAACGCCTCCCAATGTTTCGTTACCGCCGCCAAAGGTTCGGGCGGCTCCGGCTTCGTTGGTCGGGGCTTGGATATACGGGGAAACAACGATTTTGGTACTATTCGCCGCCGTCAACAACGGCGTCCATGATGCAAGCAAAGTAATTGCCTTTTCCGTGGTAAAACTGTTTTTGCTTCCATCGTCTTTGGTTAGACGTTGAAACGCTACCTTTTGGATTTGCCCGAAACTTTCGGCGCATTTTACGGCGGGAATATCGGGCAATGAAGCCGCCGCCGGACACTTACAAGTAATCATACTCTTTAAATTTTAACGTTAAAAATTACATTTGTTACCTCGTTGGGCTGTCCCTTTGCCCTCTGTATTACTTCTACGTTGCAAAGTTATAAACTTTTTCCGTTATAAACTTGCATATCTCAATTAAATTGTTAGTTACGACGTTTAACGCCCCGGTTTGCGTGTGCGTATGGTTGTATATTACCGTCGGCAATCTCTTTTTCGTAAATCCCGGTTAATCCGTCCTCCGGGTCGTCGTGCGTGTTCGCATCGAAATTGCGCAAAAAGGTTGTAACATGGTCGTAAATCGCTTTGTACCGGGTTTCCCAACCGAACGGCATAATAATACTTTGATTTACCATTGCGGACGCCGTAATTATCCGGCTTTCCTTATTGCCGCCTTGATAAAACGGGTCTGTCATTGCCCGCATTTTCTTTTTAATAACCTTTTCGTAACCCGCACCGCCGTTGTTACTCTCAACCCATACTTTTTGCGTGCCGTTCCTGTTAATCATTGCCGGAACGGTTACGGTTGTAACGTCCGTATTTTCGTCCGTCATTTCCATATCCGTAATTAAAGCAAATAACAACGGTTCCATACGCTTTGTTTTCTCGTTGAAAATCATGTTGTCCGATTTATAAACGTCATACGTGGCGGCAAACAAAAGGTCGTCCCCCTCATCGGCAACATCTATGTATGCGCCGGAACGTATGTACGTGCCGTAATCGGATTTTTCAACCCATGTTTTGAACGGTTGATATAATCGACCCTCGGCGGAACCGGGGTTGCCTTGATAGAGGCATTGAAATTGTACCGGGTCTAATGCTTTTTGCGCTTCCAACTTTTGCTTACTGTGTCGGCTTTCCCATAATGCCGCCCCCGGTTCCCGTGGGTCTATCTCGGTCGGTTCCCCGGTTTTCAATCCCTCAAAATTTATGCGCACCCACGCCCCCGGCGTTACGTTCTCTAAATCCGCCCAACACTTAACATCAATAATCGTTTCGCCGCTCTTTTCAATGCGCCCTATCAAATCGTCGTCGTGCCAACGGGTAAACACAATCAATTCTTGACTATCGTTGTGTAAACGGGTGCGTACAACGGTCGTGTACCATTTCCACGCCGCCGCCCGTACTATCGGGCTGTTACCCTCGGCGTAATCCTTATACACGTCGTCCAATATCGAAACGTCCACGGTTTTAGACGTCAGCGAACCGCCACGACCGACGACACGCAACGACCCCTTACGCCCTACCATTTCGATAACATCGGAATTGCGCAAATAGGTATTAGCCATTGTTACGACGTTTGACCCATTTAAGTACGTGCCGGGGAATAATTCACGATACCGGGGCGTGTCGATTATTCGTTGAACGTCCCGGTTAAAATCCCGTGCGATTGTCGCCGCATACGAACCGATACATATTTTGCGGTCGGGGTCTAACCCCAACATAAATGCGGGTAATTTACGGCTCGACCCCTCCGATTTGCCATGTTGGGGCGGTTGTTGTACAATCATCTTTCGTATTTTGCCGTGTGCGAACATATCCAACAACGTATAATAAACGACGTGGAACGGCTCTAATACTAAATCCGGTTGCATATACCGGGCAAAGTTGATAAGGCGTTTACGGGCGGCGGCTTTAACAAGCAAATCCGGTTGTTGCCGGATTGCGTCGTACATCTGCAATAATTGTTCGTTGTTCATTGCTTTGCTCCTTTCTCCCATTTAGAACACGCCCGACGACCTCGGACAATGTAAAATTCATAATGCGGGCAACGTAAACAAATCGGGTTCCCGTTTAAATCCCGGTGTCTATGGTCGTCCGTTATCCATTCCGAAAAACGGCACGTGTCGCAAATCTCGGTTTGCCATTCCGGTTGCTTGGTTCCCGGACGGGGTGCGGTTACTCTCTTTGCCATTATTGCGACCCTCCTTTCTCGGCTAATGCCTTTTGGTATTCGGCGGATTGTAATTTGTCCGCCAATGCAAACAATAAATCGTCCGGGATTGCTTTAACGTCGTACTTTGGTTTGTCGTCGTCGGTCGTGGCGTTATATCCGGGTATCTCAATTTTAACCGGGGCGTCAAACCCTAACATCTTTGCCCGGCGTTGTTGGATATTCAAAAGCAAATCTAAAAACCGGGGGTTCCCGGCGGACGTTTCGGTTGCGGTTTCATTGTACCCGTAATATTCCGGGTCGCCGTCCTCGGCATCGGTTTTGATTGGTCGCCCCTTGTTGGTTTTCTCTTTGGTGCGCATCTTTCCGGTTTTCGACGCCTCCCACGCCTCCCATGCTTGCACCTCCATTGCATCCAATTTGCGCAATTCCTGTGTAACGTAATCGTCGATATTATCCAACCGTTCCCGCTTCCATTCGATAAGGGTTTGTTGTAAGTCGTAATAAACCATTGAAAGCGTAATTGTGTAACCAACGCCCCGGTCGGACAAATCCCGGTTCAATGCCTCGGTTATTTCCCGATAAGTATAACCACGTAAAAACAGATTGGAACAATACGCAATATCATACGCCCGTTGTTCCTCGGTACGCTTGTTATATCCGGCGGGTTTCCGGTTCTTATTACCCGTTTTCAATTTTTCCATTTTTCAACCTCTTTTAATGTTCAAACGGGGTAAAAAATAGACCTTTGCGCCTTTTTGCTTTTCCGTCCTTTTGGTTCCTCGGTTCCTTTGTCCCTTTTCCCCTTTGGTTCCTTTCCGGCTCTATGTCTTTTCTTATCCCGTCCCTCCTTAAAACGTGTTTACCCTTTACAAGTTATTTGCGGGGAATTTCCATTTTAAGAGGCTTTTGTTATTAACTCAATACTTTTATTGTCTTTATGGTTATCTTTCAACCACGGGGCAAATTTACGGCTTTTCCGGGGCATTGCCAAACCTTTGTTATCTCATGTATATAAACGGCAAAACCCCGGCTTTGTTTCCGGGGCTTTTATGCCTATTGTCCTATACCGTTTTCGTACCTTCCATTTGAACAACGAAAATGCGGTTGGGTTCCACGGGGGTTGGTGTATTCCGTTCCCCCTTTCATTGTCTTTATTGCCAAACATACCGGGGCGGGCTTTCCTTTTACCGGAAATTCCGGGTTAAAATATCGACACGTTCCGCATATCTTTTCGGGGCGTCGATTATCCGGGGCGCATCCGGTCGGCATATTGGGAATTTCCGACGAACATTTATTTTTCATTGTGTTTGCCTCCTTTCATTACTTTTTAATTTTTAGGTTTATACTCTTGGCAACGACACATTCCGCATGATTGTTCAGATTTGAACGCCTCGCAATATCCGTTACCGTTTACGTCCTCATTCGTGAAATTGGCACAATCGCCGCATCCTTTGTTTGTGGGTTCCTTTTGGGTATTTTCGACGGGATTGTTTTTAGGTTCAAATTCTCGTTTAAAATCCCGTTCCGGGCGGGCGGTAAATCGTCCGTTCAATTCCCGGATAATGTACCAACTTTCCGGCACGTCAACGAATATGCCGTTGCCATCGGGAAAAGAAAACATTGCTTTGCCGTCCGGGGTGCGTGGCGTCGTAACCGTTCCGCCTCCGGTAAATCTCAAAACGTCGTTCACGTTGTCCCGTCTAAATTGGATTGCGTCAACCTCTAACAAAGTGCGACAATACCGGGTTCCCGCTGTGGCGTCCGGGTCGGTTAATCGGGTGCGCATTTCCTCCGGGTATTCCTCCGGGTCATACTTCATATAAACCGATTGCATCCCGTCGTCATAAAAGAACTCAATAAGGCGGTCGCCCAATCGTCCCCGGATTGCCTGTTTTAACGCCTCAATCCTTTGTCCCTCGGCTTTATCGTTTCCCTCGCTTCCATTTTGCGCCCAACTTAAACGTATTGAAGTGTCGGACGCTGTAACCTCAATTTCTTGTTTTGTAATGTCCTCAATCATTGCGCACATATCGCAATCGAACGGGCTTAATACTTGTTTGTTCATCGCTCTAAAAATTTATTTGTTATTACTATCCGGGGCGGCTTCAACCTTTACCCCGGCAATTGTTCCGTTATAATTAAATTCCAATGTTTCAACCCCTTTAAATCCCCCGGCAATTCGCAACAACCGCCAATAAATCGTTTTCCGGTCGCTCCTATGGTATTTGTCGCATTGCCTACCTATTCCGGGGCAATCTTCCCTTTTGATTTTACAGCGAACGCAACGTTGCGTAAATACTGCGGGGTTGTTGTTGGCTAATCGTGCATCCGCCGCCGTCCATATCTCGGCAATCAATACCATACCCCGGTAAACGCAACGTTCGCCGGGGCTGTATTCTCTATTTGGGTCGAACGGTTCGGGTTGCTTTACTCTCATTCTTTGCCCGCTTCGTTTACATAGTCAAACAATGCGTCCAAATCTTCCTTTGCGCCTTTTACGCAAATTCGTACCCTATCGCCGCCCGCTAATGCGGTTTCGACAATCTCACAATTATACCGGGGGGCGTTTATCTGTATCATTGCCGCCGTGGTATTCGTTACAAACTCGTTTCTTTCTTCCATGCTCTCGGATTTTTGTAGTAAATAAAATGTTTCCGTTGGTTCGTTCTCGCTTTGACACGCCCCCAACAAAAGCGTTGCCAAAGATAACAATAAAATCTTTGCTTTCATCGTTTTACCTTTCTTTTAATCCATATAAACCGTATGCCAATGCCGACAAATAATATTTTCGCCTCAATGTCAACGTAACGGTCGTAACCGTTGACCGCATCCACGGACACGCCGGGAACAATAAACCAACTCTTATATTTCCAATATTCCCGGACGTAAACAGACACGCCAACCCGTCCGATATGAACCCCAATTTGCGCCGTATGAACGTCGCCATTGTTCGGGATAATTCCGATTTGCTTTTTACTCATTGCCTTTTCTGTTTAATAATTCGTAACTCTCTTTGTCAACTACCAACGCCCGTGGGTATTCAGTTATTACGCCCTTTGTGTACACCAAATTGTAAATACCCAATTGCCCCTTAATTGGAAACTCAACAACCCGGCGGGGGTTCCGCATCATCCAACCGAACCCCTTTGTTATTGACTTACGTTTTTCGGGCGGTATGCGGGTATTTTCCCAATCTTCGGGGGTGAAATCGGCGACGGGCTTAACGTCGTACAACTCAACCAATCCCAACGTTACCCCGTTTTCATATCCCGGAATTACGGGATTAGCGGACGAACAAACCATTAAATCGCCCCGGTACGGCGTGTTTTTGCTTCGTACCTCAATACATTTTTCGCCGTAAACAATCCCGTTGTCCTCATACGCCGCCGTTACCAACTGCGTTGCATACGGATTTTTAACGGTTAATGCACGCCAACGGTCGTGCAATTTCGGTTTATAACCTTTGTTGTTATACTGCATTTTGCAACCTCCTTTTAATTTTTCGCAAACGCTTTATTTCCTCGGCGATTGCTTGTTTATCCTTTTCCAATTGTTCAATCAAAACGTCGGGATTATTACCCCGGTTCCATGCTTTGATTAACTCGCTATTTTTGGCGTTCCAACTTGCGCCCGTTTCGATTTTATGCCCGCATTTTTTACATTTACCACCGGCACAATTAAATGAACTATAACCGCAATTATATATTTCTATATCATCGCAACCGCATTTAACGCATGGGTAAACGTATATTTTACGGGTCGTTGTTTCTGTAACTTCATGTTCTGCCATTGTCGAATAAATTATAATTAGCCGGGACACAATAACCGGGTAATGTTTCCCGTTCAATCCCGGACGCCTTAACAAAACTATCTTTCCAATATATCCGGGGCGTTTTGTTCGGGTGCGCCTCCCAATAGTCGAACACGTCGTTGTAAAACATCAATGTTTCCCGCTTGGTATATCTGCAACCACTTTGCAACCCTATCTTAAACAAGTCAACAAACGGGTACGACAAAGCAATTACAGAAAACGCCCGGTCAAACATTCCCACGGGGATTGGTTCAACGCTTGCAAAGGTACGGAACCCGTGGCGTTTCGCCCGTGCCAATGCGTTTATACGCATCCGGTTTGGGCTTGCTTTTGGTTCCAATTCGTCGCACCCGGTCAACGTGGAACCAATGGCAATGCGGGATTTATCCCAACCCTCGGACGCCTCGGCAAAGTCGATTAAAATATTGATACCCTCGGCGCATTTACTCAATACCTTAACCGGGACGCCGTGGCGTTGACAAACGCCGATTGCTTGGCGGGTCAACCTTTGCGTTTCCGGCAATAACGGGTCGGTTGTAAACGAAAAGAATAACCCCGTTTTTTGCAATTCGTCCTTATGCTTCAACAACTCATTCGTAAATATATCCAATGCGTATGGATATTCCCGTAATGTCTTTTTCAATTCCGGGGTATTGCCGCCCAACACTTTTGCGCCCCGCCCTTTGCGCAAATAACAATACGTGCATCCGTTGGAACAACCAACGTAAAAATTGGCGGCGTTCTCGGCATATTCCCCGGCTTTTCCTTTTGGGCTGTAAATAACCCGTCCGTTTATCGCTCCCATAACTCAAACAGATTAAAACGGTAAATCGTCCGACGGTTCCGGGGCGGGTGCGGGCGGTGCGGTTGGCGGGGCTTGCGTTCCGGCTCCGGTTGTTTTCGGGGTCAACATTTCCATATCGGTTGCGACAATCTCGGTAATGTATCGTTTCACGCCTTGCGCATCGTCATAACTCCGGGTTCTTAATTCTCCCTCAATATAAAGTTTATCGCCCTTTTTGACGTACTGATTGGCAACTTTTGCTAAACCATTTTGCAATACTATGTTATGCCATTCGGTACGCTCCGGGATTTGCCGCCCGTCCTTTGTCGTAAACCCTCGTTTCGTGGTTGCCAACGAAAAGGTCGCAACGCAACCGCCGTTGTCGAACTCCTTAAAATCCGGGGCTTTTCCTGTATGCCCCAATAAAGTAACTTTATTTACACTCATAATTATTTGAATTTAATTCCATCTAACAAATACAATTTCTTATTATCAGACCAACCCGCCGCCATGTTTAAGGCTTTCCGGTCGTCGTCGTGTACAAACTCGCAATACCATGAATTGCCGCCAACGTTCGCTTTTTCTTTGAGGCGTACCAATTTACCGACAATGTACCGGGCAAACTTGGCGTATGCGCTCGTTTCTGATATATGGATAATGCGACGTTCGGCGTTTATTTTTGGCAATTCTTCGATTTGAGGGCGTTTTTCCTCGGCGGGGTATCTTTGTACCCTCTGAAAGTCTTTTTTGATTGATGACCGGGAAATTGCCCCAAAATCGGGGGTTCTCTTTTTTGTTCTCATTCGCCTTTATATTGTGGGTTCAATTGTCCCATTTTAGACAATGCAACCCGTTTGCGGGTTATTGGATTATTGGAATTTTGTTTGCGGGTACTCCAACGTAAATTAGTCGTATCGTTATTGGCTCGGTTGCCGTCGATATGGTCTATTTCCGGCAAATTGTCCGGGTTCGGAATGAAAGCCGCCGCAACTAATCTATGTAATCGAAACGTTTTGCGTTTTTGATTAATACAGAGTACAACGCCCTTATATCCCTCTTTATCCGTGTACGGTTTTAATATTCGCCCTTTTATTTTGTGGCAATTCTGTAACCGTCCATTTACAACCATATCTTTAGAACGAACCCGCCCGTAATTGCTAACCTCGTAACGTTGGTTATAACCGTCTATCTCTTTCCAAACTTCCATATTCATTTTTAATTAACTCTATTATTTTCACATTTCCGGGATAAATACGCATTTTGGTTTTATTGCCGTTTTCCCATTCGTTGTGGTGTTCAAAGCAAAGTATATTTATATTCCTTGCATCGTGCGCCGCCTCCGGGAATGCTCCACGGGTTAAAATATGGGAACAATACACGGCGGAATAATTCCGCAATGGTTTTAAACATTCCTCGCATCGGTGCGGCTTATGTTCCCAAACCCAACGGAAAAAGCGTTCATTTGCCGCCATGATATTTGCGCCCCGCCCCGTAATACAATGCCCGAACAACTCCCGTTGTATCTCAACCCTCAAACGAATATCCATGCGGAAATTACGCAAATCCAAAAGGGGATTATACCCCCTTTGGATGCAATAATTGTATTCGTCCCGGTCTGTTAGCAAATACGGTTCCATGCCTTACATATCCCCGGTTTCGTCGTTTTCCTCGTTTTCGTCCGCCGGGTCGTCAACGTCCGGGAACAATCCGTTATCCTCTACCTTTTCGGCATTCAATCCGGGTGCGGCTTCGCCATCAGCCCCGAACAACTCCAATTGTGCCTTTTTCCCCTTGAAAAGAAATGCGTAAACCTCGGTTTCAATGTCGGCGGCAATTTCTTCTAATTCTTCCTCAAACCCGAACGTTTCCGTATTGAATTTAAGGCGGGGGGAATTGATAGCGGTTTTTTGATTGTTCGACACGGTAAACAATCCGGTTAAAACAACCCCAACGTTATCATCTTGACCGGAAAAGGACACGCCCCGAACCTCTATGTTTTTCAACATTTCGTCGGCAAAATCCCTTGATAATTCGCTTTGCTTTTTGGTTGCCTTGAAATCGGACGTTTCAACCATTGAAAGAAAGGACGTAATATTAAAAATTCGTCCCATGATTGGGCGCAAACGGTCGAAACAATCCCGTAAATCGGGGTGTATGTCCTTTGCGCTTTCGACGTGGTATTTGTTCGTGTAACTCTCATTGCCGATTGTTTCGGTAACTTCATAATGCACGTCTAACCCGCCGTCCTTTAATGTCTTGACTTTCGACAATGCAAACGCCTTTTCGCTTGGTATCAACATAACGTTTGCGGCTTTTTCTTTTTCGCTCATTTTATTATAATATTGTTGCCGGGAACCCGCCCGGCGTCGGTTTTATAAATCATCTTCAACGTAACGTTTTAATTCGGTTTGGAATTGTTCCCGTTCGTCGCTTTCACGTTCTAACAATTCGTCGTATAATTCCCGGTCGAATATCTCGTTAATTGCATCGTCCAATAAGGAAATCAGTTTTTCCGGTTTTACGGCGTCTAACTCAACCTGTCCCAATCCGTCCCAATTCGCCGTCCGGCTATCTGTTTCCTTTGCCGGGGCGGGCGGCAAATTCCATTCGATAACCTGTTGTTCCATCAACGCAATACGTCGTATTTCGACCCCAAAAACACCGAACTTTTGCAAGTTTTCGCCAATCGACCGGGGTATATCTTCCCCCGACGGGTCGTAATCGCCAAAATATAGGATAACGCATTGTTTGCCGTTGGCTTGCGCCTCTCTCAATCGTTCCGACAATTCAAATAAGAATGTTAACGACGGGTAGCCCTTACAAGCCCCAACCGCAATGTCCCAATTACGGCACGGTTTCGCAAAAACGCCCTCCAATGCTTTCTTTTCAATCAGTATTTCCGGGTAAATCGGTTGATTTTCCCAACGGTTTTTATGATACGAACGCATCCACGCCCTAACCTGCGCTTTTGCTTCGTCTTGCTTTTCTTCCAAATCGGTTGGTTCCGCTTTGGTTTCGCCACACATTGCCCTATCTCGGTCGCTGAATGCTTCAAAATCAACCCGTCCGTCCCATCGGGCAACCTCCATTGCAGAAACAACACGTTTATAGTGCTGTAACGTGTTTGTCATGCCAATACTAACTAATTGATAATGCAACGCACGGATTGTTAAAACTCCGGGTTCGTATCGGCTCAATATCTCAACGGAATTTTCAATTATCCAATCCCGTGTAAATTCGTCTTTCGTTCGCTTTGCCATTTCAAAAATCGTTTTCGTCCAACAATTCCCGTGTCTTACTATTCGACGGAACCGCCGGGCGTTCCGGTTCCGGGACGGGTTCCCCGGTTCCGATTGGTTCCGTTACCGGGTTGGGGTCGTGGAACTCAATATTACGCCCGCCTTTGGGCTTTTCCGGCTCAAATTGGGCTTTGAGTTGTTCCGCCGGGTATTCCTTTTGCGCCAACTCAATAATCCCCAAATTAACCAATTCCGGGACGCAACGGCGCAACGCCCGTATGTCCTCTAATGCGTCATGCGCCGGGAATGTTTCGCCGGGGAATAACTTTGTATATAATTCCTCTAATTGCGGAAACTTACCGGGACGACCATTTGCAAACAATGCGCCGACAAATTTAATTGTTTTCATCATTGTATCAATGCGCTTTCCTTTGTGCAATGCGTCCTCGGCTTTGGCATCGTAATACTCTTTACCACAATAGCGCAAAATGTTTGCTTTCAACATCGACGTATCAAAGTAAATGTTATGCGCACATACAAGCGGGGCGGCGTTTGCATCCGCTAAAAATTCGTCCACAACCTCGGCAAATGGTACGCCCTCTTTAATTGCCCGTTCGGTTGTTATACCGTGTATTGCGGTTGTTTCCGGGGGTATCTCGTAATTGTCCGGCTTGATTATATAACTTTTTTCCTTATCGCCAAACGACCATGCCAATTGGACGACGTGCGGGAATTGCTCAAAATCCGCATCCCATTTCAAACCCTTTGCCGGAACCCCGGTTGTTTCACAATCAAAGAAACAAATATCTTTCAAATCAAATTTTTGCATAACCTTATAAATTTTCAAAGTCTGTTTTTAACTTACTTAATTCTTTCTCAATACGGGCGATTGTTAGAGTTTTCATAACATCAAAATCAATAAAGGACGTTTTAATTTTATCAAAAACCCGTCCATCTTCTTTGCAGTATAAAGTAACATTTTCATACATGAAACATGTTGCACGTTTCCAACCCTCTAATTGCGCCTCCAATGCGTCGATTTTTTCGGCTAACTTTGCGCCGTTCTGTAATTGCTCATTTGTCATACTATCGGTTATTAAATTGTTAATTACTCATTTTCATTGCGGTATTTATCCCGCTTTTTCTCCAATTCCAAAACGTCCCGGTTTTCCTCAATGTATTGTTTTACATCTTTGCGGCAATACGGTTGGTTCTCTAACCAAAGCAAATGCCAATACGGTACGTTTTCCATCGGTTGCCCCTTAAATTTACCTTGCGGCATCGGGGATTTGTCGTTTAATTCCATACTAAAAAAGTCTTTTTTGCCCATCCTCGTTGGGGGTTTGTTCAACATATTTTGCCCGTGTAATCCAAACGCACCCGCATCGCAAACACTTTATCCGGCTGTAATGCTTTGGCGTGTATTCGTGGCGGATAATCCGCCAACCCGCCAACGGGTAATTTTTCCGCTTTCCGTTACACTTGCAAAACATACCTACAACGTTCGGGGGTCGTCAATAAATGTATTGTATTCCTCGGCGGCTATCTGTTTGAGCGTTTCGATATGTTCGATTAACTCGGCGTTCGACAAATCCGCCACGGTGCGCAAATCGTGGGAATATACCCCCGTTTCCTCGTTGACCCGTTCAACGTACATAATTGGGGAAAATTCCCGCAAACGTCGTTCGGTTTGTTCCTCTGTAAGACGTTCGCCCGCCTCCCAAATTGCGTGCTTAAACGTCGGTACAACATAGTTAAAGTAATACCCTTTCAAAGCCTCGGACGAACCGGGCGACGCTACAATGAACCGGGCGATAATGCGGGAACCTTTCCAACCCTTGAAAAACTCGTTTAATTCCCCCATGTACATTGCCAACCCGCCGTTATTGTTTATTGTCCCCGTTGCTGTTATTTCTCGCTTTTTCATCGGCTATTAATTTTTTCATTGTCTTATTAAACGCTGTCATTCCGATTGTATGGATAACGTCCCGTTCCGCCCGTGATAACTTCGTTTCCCGTTTATCCAATACCTTTGCGAATGTAACAACAAATTCGCCCGGCTCCAACAATCCGGCATTGTGTAACCCGTCGATTGGGTGCGCTTTCAAACGCTCGGTCGCTTTCAATTCTTTGCGGGCTTTTTCCCGGCTTTCCCATATTTCCCGAACCTCGGCGGCGGCATTGTCGTAAAACAATCGCATTTTCAAAACATCGGCAATTGATAAATCAGCCACGGCGGTTGGTTGTTCTTTTTCCGGCTCCGGTTCCGTCGTAACGGGTGCAACCTTACCGTTGTTCACTCCATAACCAAATAACGCAAAATCGCCCTTTGTCGGGTCGTCCGGGAATATCTCGGCGAAACGGTCGGTTATCTCAATGGCTGTTTGCAAATCCGGCGTCCGACGTTTTACAAGCCCCAACCGCAATGCCTGTTTATGTACGTGGGTATCTAATGGAATGATTAAATTACGGGGGTCGCAAATCGTCCACAATCCAAAGTCAACCGGGGAACCGTGGCGACACATCCAACGCAAAAACATACATAAGCGTTTGCAACCGCTTTTCGTTTCCATATCCGGCACGCCCTTAACATCGCCGAAAAGACGTTGTAATTGCTCCAATGGACGCCCGCCCGGTTGCGCTTGCAATGCCTTTTCCATGTTCTCAAACTTACTATATACGTCAAATAAGCGGGCGCAAAGGTCGTGAAAATCGGCGTATGTAAACGTTCTATAAAAATTCTCTTTACTGCCTTTGTATTGCTTCCATTCCGGGGCGGTTCCCTGCGTATCGGTTCCAACAATGTAATGATACGGCGCACCCTTGAAAATTTTCCGGTCGATAAAATCCGCCTTTTGGATTATCTGTTTGCGGGAACCCCACGCAATCCACGCCGTAACAAATGCGCTAATCTCAATATTTACCCGACTATCGTAACGGTGCGGGATTTGCACCGGGTCGGATTGGATAAACTCGGCGGTTTCGTATTGTTCCGCCCAACGTTTCAAATTATCGTTCAATGTATATGCCATTGTTTTAGATTTTAAGGGGACGGAAAGCCCGCCCCCGGTTATTATTCGTTTTCCGTGTATTCCTCAACAACTAAATCAGTTTGTCCCCGCTTTACTTCCTCTATAAAGCCCTGAAAACCGTTTGCCCTTGCAATGTCTATAATCGCCTGTAAACGCTTTTCGCCCAAACTTTCGCCCCTTGCAATGCGGAACACCTTAACCGTCGGATTGCTTGCAATAATCAATTTGGCGGCAACCTCCATAATTTGACTATCTGAAACTTTCCCGGCGACGAACGGCACGCCGTTTAATTCTAATCCGTCGTCCGTGAACGAAAGCCCGGCAATCGGTAATTTGGACGTGGCAATAAGCGTTTCCCGCTCCTTTGCCAATGCGCCTAATTTGTCCTCAAACGTGCGGGCGGTTTTCTCGGCGGCTTCCTTTTGTTTCTTCTTTGCCATGTAATCCACAACCAACGCATTGATACGGTTGTGTTCCTCGGCTTTTTTCAGTTGTTCCGCCGTGTCTAATTGTTCCGGGTTGTTGGCTTCGTATTCCTCTAACCATTTGTCGGCATTCGCTTTGCGTTTCACAAACTCGGATTTGTCGTTTACAATAACTTGCAACGTTTCCTTATAATCGTTTTCAATGGCTTTTTTGTTGGCTTTCGCATCTTCTTTGGCTTTTTCCAACCGGGCGTTTGCCTCGGCAATTATCCGGGCAACTTCTTTTTCCTCGGCGGCTAATTTGTCGTCGATTGCCTTAATATTACTTTTTCGGGTTTCTTCCGCCTCTTTAATTCGTCCGGGGATTGCCTCCAATTGTTCAATCCTTTGTTGCCGGGCTTGGCGTACCGTTTTCGCTTTCTCAATCAACCGGGCATTTTCGTTTTGCTCTTCCATCAACGCCGTAATATCCTTTTTCTCGGCATACGTTTTGACGTCGCCGGGCTTCAATTGCTTTTCGGCGTTGGCGCAAATGGTTGTGTACGTCTTAACCTCGGCGTTGGCGTCTTTTCTTTTGTCCTTAACGGTCGTAACCTCGGCGTCAATTTCTGCAATACGGGTGCGCACTTTTTCCGGCAACAAAGCCTTTACAACCTCAATTTGTTTGCGGCGTCCCTCGGCGGTTTCGCTCCAACGGGAAAACTCCACGGCGTCAAAGTCTTGGTAGCCGAAAATCTTTTGCAACATAGAAACGTTATCCGAACGCATCCCGGTTGTTTGGGATTTAATGGATAACGTCCCACGGGGGTTGGCTTTGGTAAACTTTAATTCGACCTCGTAATTTTCGCCGTCGTTACCTACAACCATTTTTGCAAACCCTTTGTCCTCTCCATTTTTCAACACGGCGTCCCGGTTCCCGGTCAACATTGCGCCGATTGCTTTTAAAAGGGTTGATTTGCCTAACTCATTGTCCCCGGTAATGAAATATACATTACCCTCAAAATCTGCGTTGAACTCTTTGATAACTTGAAAATTCAACAATTCCAATTTCTTAATATACATCGCTCTAATTGTTTATGCCGGGGTTTCCCCCGGCGGTTATTACTATTTTGTTGTTAATCTCATTCGTTGGTGTATCATGGTTTGCACCTTGTTAAGCGCATCCCGGTTGGCGTCAACCTCTGACCGGGTACAATCAGCAATGAAATTTTCCAAACTCTTATATAAGTCGTTTAATTCCTTTGCCGTCATTGCGTGC